ATAAAGGTCTTGTTAAAAAGGAGTTGCTTTCTTATTGGAAAGATACGTCACACAATAACGGATATTGGAGGCCGCATTTTATTGGTGATATGTGGTTAGATTATTTAGAGGATAAGAAATGAAAAGCCTAAAACAAAAACTTAAAGATGGTTATTTTATCTGTTTTGATTGTGCCAAAAAACATGGCGCTAAATCAACTGGACCTAACACCTGTTCAAGTCAGAAATGCTCAGTATGTGAAGAGATAAAAACTTGTAATGCTGTTACTGATTGGCATTGGCCCAAGGATCTTAAGATAGGTTATGTGTGGGATTGATGTTTATTAAAGGCTATTGGAAACACAAAAGATTTTTAGATGTGTTTATTCAGGTACTAAGCGTGAGTTATGTAGGTCCAGAATATACAAAGCTTAAAGTCCTCTGGTGGAATGAGAATAAGCATGGCGAGCCTTTTGTTATATTTTATGAGCCTCAAACTATTAAAATAACCAAAGAAGAGAATGAGAATTGGGAGATGCTCTGCCCATCAATAGTGACAAAAAACGTCACTTAAAAGAAATAGTTACATTTCATGAAATAAATGTTGATAAGTTGGTTTGTTCTGTTATTGTGGTTTCAACAAAGGCGGTAACCAATGTCACAAAATACTCTAAACTACTTAATGTCAAAAAAAGTTCCAATGATGAGAAATACCAAGACTGGCGAATGGGCCAAGCTTAGTCTCACGTGCAAGGCAAACAACCATTACTATGCAAACGGAAAGAAGATTTGCATGAACATGGTTTATCAATTAATCGGTGAAAACATGGTCGAGGGATTAGAGAAAGGCGTAATTAGTAAAGAAAAAAGAATAAAGTCACTAGATAATGCTGTTAAGGCGCTACAGGAGCTAATAGATAGTTATCCTATGAGCCGTGGAAAGTATGAAAAAATAGCAGCTGTAAGATCTTATTTAAGAACAGAATCAAGAAATTTAAAAGGCGGTAACAAATGAATCCAGTTCTAAAGCTCAGAAGAAATGAAATCAAAAAAATAGAAAAAAAATTAAAAGAAGAAATATTCTGGTCCGAACAATTAAGAGTTAACGACAGCAGAAAAGAAATAAGCAATTTTGCAAAGCAACAAATAAATGACCTTGAGCTTAACCTGGATTGCATGAAGAAAGAATATGAGTTTTTAAAAACTGAACTAAGAATATATAACAAAGGCGGTAAACAATGATAGTTAAAAAAAGAACAATCAACAAAGCAGTGTTTTATTTAATGTTGATCGAGACCAGAGAGGGTTTTGATTTTGTGGTGGACGGCCCTAATTGGTGTTCTGGCCATCTTAGGGCTCTTTATGAGTGGTCTGAGCCTGAGATTACAGAATACTTTGAAAAGGGTGATTTATTAGCAGATGTTCAGAGCGCATGGGAAGCTCATTACGAGCGTATTATTGGATGTTGACTTTATTTTTGATAATACTATACTTCATTTAAGGGAGTAATCTCTTTAGTTGTATGGTTATAGCCCCACTAGTCTCTTTGTTACCGCCTTGAAACTAGTGGGGTTTCTTTTTGAGGGACGAGTGAAATATTTAAAAAGAAGAGAAGATCAAAACGGCAAGCTTATTGAGCATGATGAAAGGCAAGTGGACCTAAGCCAGTTTCCTGACTGGTATCAAGAATGGAGAGAGCTGCATGCAAGCGGTGACCTAGCTGGTGCAATGGAGCTACTTGCAGAGGTAGCAGTTGCAGAGCCTAAGAAAAGAAAAAGAGCTAAAAGAGTTAGAGGGCTAAATGCGCTAAGAAGAAAAGCCCTAGATGCTGCTAAAAAGTCTTGTTGAACCTACCCCTGCCATCAGTAAACTGACCTATGCTAATCTTCTTATGCACAATCTTTTCCACAACATCTAAGTACTTCATATAATCAATCCCTGCATTGCCACATATTTCTTGCATCCATGGGTTATGCACATCTATAAGAACATCCCTTAAAGTACATGATTCATAAAGTGTATATTTGGTTTTCTTTGGTAGCTCTGCACGCATCACTGCTGACTGCAGATCAAATAGACTTTGGGTGATGATCATCCACCACAACTTATGCTCAGGGCTTTTAAATCTAATCATTAGTCTTATCGCATAATAGCAGAATCAATATGTCAACACACCAAAGTCTAGAAACCACAAATTAGGTTATATAAACCACAAATTAGGTGCTTTGATAAGTGTGTGAAATATGAATCCATTATCTGCATATCGGACTTACAGATCCCTTTTCACCATCCAGATTCATTTGAATTTTTACTCGCTATTAAAAAACGCTTTTGGATAAACAGTAAAAAGTCTTTATGTATTAACCAGGGTGATGAGGTTGATCAGTACAAGCTTAGTAAATACATAAGCAGTCCCGATGCTATGTCAGCAGGTATGGAATACACAGTAAGCTTAATGCACTTAAAAGAACTGTGGGATCTATTCCCAGAGCAGAAGATATGTATATCTAATCACACATGGCGCATTTTTAATAAAGCAATGGCAGCAGGAATACCAAGAGCGTTCTTAAGAGAGATCAGTGACTTTATGCAAGCGCCTAAAGGTGTTGAGTGGAGACATAAGTGGAAAATAGACAACATTATATTTGAGCATGGAGAAAATGTATCAGGGCCTAACGCAGCTTTAAATGCTGCTATTCAAAACGGCATGTCAACATCAATCGGACATCAGCATACCTATGGCGGGATTAGCCACATAACAAGAGAAGCTGGTCCTATATGGGGCATGAATACAGGATGCTTAATAGACATCAATCAATATGCATTTGACTACGCCAAGAAGGCCAGAAAAAAACCAACACTAGGCACAGGTGTTATCCTTTATGGTGTGCCTTATTTTATACCGATGATATTGCTTAAAAATGGAAAATGGAATAAGAAAATACCATGGATTTAATATACATAGAAAAAACAAAAGAAAAGTATAGGGACGGGACTTACCTTTCAAAATATAAATGCTATTGTGGCAAGGAATTCTTAGCGCTTGATAGGAGCATAAGAAGTAAAAGGCTTAAGTCTTGTGGTTGCATGAGAGGATCAACTGCAGCAATGAGGGCAAGATGCAGAACTCCAGGCAATGCTCTTAAAGATCCAACGGAAAGCTCTTTAAATTCAGTTTATAATAACTATTATCATTCTGCTAAAAATAAAAAACTAGAGTTTAAAATAAGCAAAGAGTTTTTCAGAAATATAACTCAGCAGCATTGTTTCTACTGTGGTGAGCCACCATCAAATAAATGTAAATACTCTAAGTGGGCAAGGTCAGCTTATATATACAATGGAATAGACAGAGTTAATAGCTCTGTCGGTTATATAGAATCAAACTGCGTACCATGCTGTAAGAAGTGTAATTATTTAAAATCAAACAGAAGTCAGGAAGACTTTATAAAACACTTACGAAGGATTGTAGAGTGGATAAAAAAATTGTCTATTTAGAATGGGAAGATCCAGAGTCTCATGATGCATGGGAGGAGTGGGATAAGTTGCCTGATAAGTTAGAGCGGATATACTCCATTGGTTTTATCATTAAAGAAACTAAAGATATGTATGTGATGGCTTTAAATGTAGATCCAAGAAACAAGACTGCATCTTGTACAATGTTAATACCAAAGAAACTTATATTAAAGAAAAGGATTATTAAAAGATGAGTGATGATAAGCTAGATCCAGGTGATATTCGTTTCATGATTCGCATGAATGATGATAATAAAGAGATAACGCTCACTGTCCAAAGTGCCATTCCATTGACACCAGAGGATTTTAAGGAAATTCTTTTGCTCTATGTAGAAGATCCTGACTTTAAGCAGGTAGATGGTCAGATACTTGAGGAGCACTATGGAGACACGCATTGAGCATGGATGTAGCTTAAATGTACTTAAAACATTGGATGATAACTCAGTAGATAGCGTAGTAACTGACCCTCCTTATGGTCTTAGCTTTATGAATAAGCACTGGGATTATGATGTACCCTCAATAGAATTATGGAAAGAAGTCTTAAGAGTGCTTAAACCAGGCGGCCATTTGTTATCTTTCGGAGGCACTCGGACTTATCATCGCATGGTCGTAAATATTGAGGACGCAGGGTTTGAAATAAGAGACCAGATACAATGGCTTTATGGGAGTGGGTTTCCGAAGTCGCATAATATTAGTAAGGCTATTGATAAGAAGTTGGGGGTTGAGCGTGAGGTTATTGGATTAAAAAAATATCCCGATGGACAAACTTACAATGGCGGTGCTCAGTCTGGACGCTCTGGAATGATGAGCGAGGGCAAGCCCAGGGGACCAAATTTAGAAACCGCCCCAGCCACAGATCAAGCTAAAACTTGGGACGGCTACGGCACAGCCCTAAAACCCGCCAATGAGCCCATAGTCTTAGCCCGTAAACCTTTAAGTGAAAAAACCATAGTTGATAATGTTTTAAAGTGGGGAGTGGGTGGGCTTAATATTGATGCTAGTAGGGTTTCGCATAAATCCGAGGCAGACAGAGCAAGCGCTACGCCGCAAGGTAAAGTTATACGAAATAATTTTAAACCAGGCGAAAATATAAAAGGAAAAGAAACAAATAGACCTGACACCACCAAAGGCCGCTTTCCTGCAAATATAATACTAGATGAGGATGCAGCGCGGGCGCTTGATGAGCAGAGTGGGATAAGTAGCAGTAATGTTAGGCCGCCTAGTAACGATACTAATACAGGCAATGGACGGACTCATGGTAAAATGTTAGGGATAAAAACAGAGCGAGGTCACAAAGACAAAGGCGGAGCCTCTCGTTTCTTCTATGTAGCTAAAGCCTCAAAGCGTGAGCGTAATGCTGGGTTAGAAGGTATAAAGGAAAAGAAATGTACATCTAAGCAACAAAACTCTAGCGCCAGGTATGAAAATGGAATTGCAACAAACAAAAGACCAAATGAGCCCAGCGCACAAAACCATCACCCCACAGTTAAACCAGTCAAACTAATGCAATACCTAGTGAGACTTGTAACACCTCCAAATGGCACTGTGCTTGATCCCTTCACAGGTTCAGGCACCACAGGGATAGCGTGTAAAAAAGAGGGCTTTTCATTCATAGGCATAGAGAGAGAGGCTGAGTATTGTGAAATTGCAAAAAAAAGAATTAATGTGATACAATACCAAAGTCATGGATAGCTTTACAGAAGATCAAAAAAGATTTATAGACTTAAGCCTTAATGCAAAACTGACAGAATTTGAGTGGAAAGTTCAGTTCCCAGACAAGACTTTAGATGTGCATAGATGTGATATGGATCTTCAAAGATATATTTCACAAGAAAAAATTAAAAGACAGCAGGAAGAGTTAGAGAAAAAGCGCATTAGACAAAACGGTGGCTTTAGTGATGAGCAAGTTGCAGAGGCTGTTCAAGAGACATTGTTGATGCTTAAAGATCCTGATCCTAAGTTGAGGTTAGAGGCTATGAAGATCATACTAAAATCTAGTATGGCTTATGGATCTGCATTTCAAGCGAGGCAAGCGGACAAAGATACTGGCGTTGTTGAGGATGGTGACGAGTCGGCAGTTTTAAATGTGTATCTTGGTGATTAATGGATTTTCATGCCTTTAAACAGCAATCACAAATAATAAAAGACAAAGAAAACAGAATTAAATGTGCATTTGCTGCCAAGAGATCAGGAAAGTCAGAGGCATGTTATGTTGAGAGCATAATAAAAGGCAACAATCAGCCAGGATATGTAAATAACGGAAGAGATCCTTATGCCATGGCAATGATTGCGCCTACACAAGATATGCTAACAAGGCTTGTCTGGCCTAAGTTTAGGATGTTTGCAAAGGCGTCAGAAGGCCACTTCACTAAGCGTCCAGATATATTTTATTTTAAGAAAAGCAACACCATTTTATATGGCATTAGTGCGGAGAAAATTGAGAGAATGGAGGGCTTAAAGCTTAGTCACATACATATGACAGAGGCCTTTCAAATGAAAGAATACGCATTTTTAGAGGCACTAGCCAGGACATCAGACACAAGGGGAACTATAACTATTGATGGATCTCTGGGGCCTCAACTTATAAACCCTAAATCTCATTGGCTGTATAGAACATTTAAAGAAAGCCCGTTTCCTGGTGCCAAGATTTGGGAGTGGAAAACAGAAGATAACCCTTATTTCCCTAAAGACGAGCTAGACACAATGAGGGATGCTCTGGATCCTCAAACTTATAGGTCAATGTTTGAGATTGAATGGGATACAATACCAATTAATGCTGTATACGCAGATTTTAGTGAAGATAACATCATGGATAACTACGTGTACAATCCAGACCTGCCTACTTATGTAAGTATTGACTGGGGATGGGCACATCCAATGGCAGTTGGTTTTTTTCAATATGATGCCAAAAAAGACATTGTATATTTGTTTGATGAGATCATAAGCAGCAAGCTTTTGTTAGATAATCTCTATAAGCAGATCATGGCTAAGCCTTATAAAATATCTGGTTATTGTTGCGATATATCAGGAAATCAAGAACGTGAGCAGACTGGCAGATCTAATATAATGTTTTTTAAAGATAAAAATATTGGGTTTAAGTACAGGAAAACAGTAGTGCAGTTTGGAATACCAATTGTAAGGCGCTATATTAAAAACGGAAAAGGGCAGACAAAATTTTATGTGTCTAGAAATTGTGCGAAGTCTATAGATGGACTGCGTCAATACAGATATGCAGAAAAGGATGGTATTATACTAAATGAAAATCCAGTTAAGCTTGATGATGATGCATGTGATATGATTAGATACTTTTTTGTAAATTTTAGGGATGACAGAGTAAGTCCGAGTGAGATCAGGATGCTACCAAGGAGATAGGTAATGGCAAAGTCTTTAGACTTAATGGAGCAGTCGCAAAGAAAACGATTAATAGGTGAGACAAAAACAGAGAGTAACAAAGAGAGAAAAGACGAGAGCCTTTCAAGGTTTGAGATCTTCAATGGTAGGCAGTCCCAATACATAATGGAAAAGCTAGAGAGAGAGTTTGACTCTGCAGCTGTTCTGCAGATGCGTAAAGTTTTATCCATTAATATCTCTAAAAGAATAATAGGTGAGCAGTCTAGCATTTACAAAAAGCATCCAGATAGAATTTTTGGTGACGCAACTGATGCAGAAATAGAGCAGCTGGACGCTATATACAGGCACGCAAGGGCAGATTTTAAAATGCGATTAGCGAATGAATATTATAAGCTTTATAATGACCAGATTATAATGCAGATTATCCCTAAAGAAGGCATCATCCAGATGCGCCCATTACTACCTCACAATTATGATGTAATACCAGATCCTAATAACCCAGAGAAAGCACTTGGCTATATTCTGCATGTACATGATAAGTGGAGAGAGTTAAGTCAGCTAAAAAGGCCTGATGGCACTGATAAGTTGAGAAGTAGAGCAACAGGAATTGAGCCAGACGATACTAACCAATCATACGCAGAAGCTGATGATTATAAGTCTCTTGCAGAGAGATATATAGTCTGGACTGACGATTTGCACTTTGAAATGAATGGTCTTGGTGAGATAGTTGGTGAGGAAGGTGAGGACATAACAAATCCCATTGGTAAGCTGCCTTTTGTAGATATAGCTAACCAAAAAGATAATGAGTTCTTTAGGCGCTTTAGTAGCAATGTTACGGATTTTGCTATTGAGTTTGGAGTGTGCTTAAGTGATATTTCTAATATCTCAAGACTGCAGTCGTATGCACAGGCTGTGATCACTAGTGAGAATAAGCCTGAATTTATGGTGGTAGGTCCACAAAATGTTTTATGGCTTAAGCAGGATCCTAACCCAGATGCTAAGGATCCTAAGTTTGAGTTTGTTACTCCTAATGCAGATCTAGATGGTGCTCTTAATGTACTAGAGACAACACTCAGAATCTTCTTGTCATCAGAAGGCCTTGATACTTCTACAGTGGGCAGCCAAGTTGACGCAAGCAATCCTAACTCTGGTATACAGCAGCTACTGTCAATGATTGAACGCTTTGAGGCTTCTCAGCAGGACGTTGAGAATTTTAGAGATGCAGAAGGTGAGCAGTTTGATATTTTCAAGAGATGGTCTAACAGGATGCAAGGCGTAAATGGCTCAGAATTTGACCTGATTGATGACCTTAAACGGGCCAACATTAGTGACGATGTGAGTTTTAATATTAAATATGCTCAGCCACAGTTGATTCAAACTAAAAAAGAGATTGAAGAGAGTGCGGTTTTCTTACTGGATAAGGACCTTGCGTCTAGAGTTGAGACTATTATGGAGATCAGAGAAGTTGACGAGGATGCTGCCATACAAGTTATTGAGAGAATAGATAAAGAGAAAAAAGAGAGGGCAGAGAAGTTTTCAATTGGATCTGATTTACTTGGCATGGGAGGCATTAATGGCGGCACCGACATTCAAGAAAAACAAAGTGAGCCAGAAGATCAATCTTAAAGAAGAGTTTGGGATTGATTTTAGGGGAAAGGATGCCCTTAAAGAAGCTTTAGGACAGGCTATTATTGATCGTATTGTTGAGAGGTCTCAGTCAGGAAATGGCATGAGTTTTAACTCTAATGGATCTGGTAAGCCAGTTAAATTAAAAAGCCCATATTCTGACACATACGAGGAAAGCTTAGAGTTTAAGGCTGCTGGTAAGTCAAAAAACGATGTAAATATGACCTTGACCGGCGATATGTTGGGTTTAATTGATATT